TAGGGCCGTCGAGCTTTGTCGAGTCAGCCGCCAACACTTTTAACCAAGACAATTTTTTGTCAAAATTAATAGTGTCACGAAAAACCTTCAGGTATTTTTCTTTCGGGTCAAACGTTTTTGCAAAGTTGGAGCATAGCGGCCATGCTGATATCTTTACCTGATCCTTTGAGTTGGCAGCAAAATAAACCTCTGCGCCATCTTCCCCATCATTAAACAAGGCGTTTAATCCAATCCCGGCAGCAAGTGCGGTTTTTCCGTTCTTTCGAGCTACCTCTATGTAGACCGTTTGCGTTAGCCGGCTTCCATCGGATAGGTTGTAAAAGCCGTAAATACTGGCAACGATCCACGCTTGCCACGGTTCCAGTATAAACGGGCTGCCAGAATGCCGGCCTTTGAAATGCTTCAGATGGTGAAATAGCCTTATCACATTGTCCACGCATTCCGGCCTAAATTCATAGCGATCATCTTCCATCAAATGAAAGAACCGCTCACAAGCCAAGCGGATATGTTCACCGGCTACCACCTTGCCGGACAGCACATCGGCAGGGTATTGTAGATATGGCTTATTTCCCGTTGAAGAAATCATCCGCATCCGTTTCCTCCTTGCTCTCAACAATTCCTTTTGTCATTTTCCGACTCCTTGGCGTAAACCCGTACTCTTTTGCAATGTCAAGATATTGCGACCAACTTTCTTTCAAGATGTTCACCTCCGGACGTTTCACCACCTCGCCTTTAAGATTGGTCATTGTCATTCCCTTTTCTGATATGACCTCCACGCAATTAAGGTAGCTATCATACGCCGTCGCCATACG